TAGATACAATTATGTATTTGTGCGAGAAATTGGACTGCCAGGTGTGCGACATCGTGGAATATAAAAAATAATATATTTTCGTGTATTTTTCTCTTGACATAATAGTCATTATCGTGTACAATAAGATTAAATCAAGAGAGGAGATACAAAGAAATGAAAGAATGGAAATTTAAAAAGCAGGACCTTGATTGCACATTAACAATTAATGATGAGGCTGTAATCAAATTGAAAATTAATGATGGTGCATCCTGTGACATGGAAAAATTGGAGCAGGGAGCAGTTCATTTTTTCGGAAATCATCACTTAATTATAAACGGAGAAGAAAAAGTAATTAGAGGCTTGATTTTAGATAATTACGATGAAATCAAGACATATTACGACGATGTGAAGAATAAAATTGATTCCCAATATCGTAAGAAAAAAGAAAAAATGCTTGAGGGTGTCCAATGGAATATCAAGGAATATTCCGAGAGAGATGAGGGAGGAAAAACAAAATCTTACAAGCACACTCTGGTTGTTAACGGCGAAATATTCGTTTTTAAGGAAAGAAATCTTTTTGATGTTGGCCGCGTTATCAACCCAGCGTACAAAATCTCAAATGGATTTTCCGAAGGCGGAATACCAAGTTGCAAAGATGGAAAATGGATTTGGTTGGGTCTTGATGATGGATGGAAAGAAGTCAGAGAAATGACCGAAAATGAAACAAAGGCTTTTGAAATTGTAAGAAAGTATGGAAAATATGCCAAATTAGAAACAGAAAAAAGAGCCTGAAAACAGACTCCCTTTCCGTTAACTTAATAGTTAATAAAATAGTTTCTACTCACACGCATATACAATATGCGGACAACTATATTATAGCAAAATATTATCACAAAGTCAAATAAATACCCGCCCCGGAGGTACGAAGGAAGGAAGGGAAATAAATGAAAAGAGCCGCTTTATACGTGCGAGTAAGCACGCAAGAGCAGAAAAACAGCGGATTGTCCGTTGATTCACAGATAGATGCACTTGAAAAATATTGCGAGGAGCAGGGTTATACGGTTGCCGGTATTTATAACGATGCCGGCATATCTGCACGTAAAAAATACACAAAACGCCCTGCTCTTTTACAATTACTTGAGGATTGCAAGAAACATGAGATTGATATAATACTCTTTACACGCCTTGACAGGTGGTTTAGAGCCGTTGCAGGGTATTATGAGGTACAAAGTGTCCTTGACGCGTGTAAAGTGCCTTGGAGAGCTATCTGGGAGGATTATGAGACGGAGACAAGTCAGGGCATATTTAAAGTAAATATTATGCTGTCCGTAGCGCAGGCGGAGGCAGACAGGGACAGCGAGAAAATACGGTCTGTTATGGAATTTAAACGGAACAACAAGGAATATATTGGCGGAAAAGTGCCGGTAGGTTATCGCATAGAAGGAAAAAAGATTGTAAAAGACGAAAAGACGCGAGGAATAATTGAGGATATGTTTGAGCATTACTTTCAGACCTTCTCAAAAGCAGGAACCGCCGACTATATTTTGAGTAAATACCCTGATTTTGTAAGAACCAGAACAAGGTTGGTTAAGATTATGTCCAGTCCGGCTTATCGCGGCGAAATGTATGGAGTAAAAAACTACTGTGAGCCGTACATCACAGAGGAGCAAGCGCAAAAAATCAACGAAGTATCCAGCCAAAAAACTTGGACAGATTGCAGGAGGCGTATTTACATTTTCTCCGGCTTGATGAAATGCCCGCTTTGCGGTTGCAGGCTTTCCGGGTGTGCAATAGGCAAAAAAGGAAAAAAGTACAAAGTATATCACTGTCCCCACTCTGTCGCACAAAAGCACAAGACCTACACGCGATCAGAAAAAAAATTAGAAACATATATGCTCGATCACATCGAAGAAAAAATACAGTTAGATGTATTAAGGGCAGAAGGTCGTGTGAAGGCAGGCGGAAACGATGCGGAAAAGAGAAAGAAAAAATTATCCAGCGAGTTGGGAAGAATTAATAAAATGTTTGAAAAAGGTAGGATAACAGAAGAATACTATGACGAAAGATATGAGGCTATATCAAAGGAATTAAAAGAACTATCCCAGACCGCCGCAACGGAAGAACTAGAAACTAAGAAAAAAATACAAAGCAGATTTCCTGACGGTTGGAAAGATATGTATATGCAGTTAGACGAGCAAGGAAAGCAGGTGTTTTGGAAAAGTATTATAAAAGAGATAAAAATATCCCCCAACGAATTTGTGGAGGATATTATATTTTTTTAGTTTTTGTTATACAGTAACTAGCCGTAACCACCAGGTTAAGGTCAGTTACCGTATAACAAAATATGATAGAAATAAAGGAGAAGTAATTATATTATACAAGAAGAAAGAGGACGTTTCAAGCGCCCTCTTTTATTTTTCGCAAAACTGACCGATATTCTCGCGGATACATTGCTTCGATGGCTTTCATGTGTTCGTCAAGCACGCGTAATAAGTGCTCAAAGTCTGCGTTTCGGGCGATTTCTTTAAATTCAGAATCCGGCTCGGAACTGTAAGAGTAGTATGATGTGTTGGAAGATAGTTGGTTCGGTTGTTGATTGCTCATTAAATTATTGCGTACATTGTATAAAATCGAAAGCCGTTCGCAAGTGGCGTAGGTTGTTTTTCCTGCCTCTAATGCCGCAATTTCGGCATTAATTTCGTCCATATTAATCATTGCGGCACTCCTTTCTCTTATCGGTCTAATTCTGCTAATGCTCTGCCTAGTGCTGCCTGATCTGTACTAGACAGATTACTGTCGTGCATCATGTCTTTGATAGTTTCTTTTACCTGCATTTTTGCATCGTTGTAAGAGTAATGCCCCCTCACATAGTGCTGACCTCTACGAGCGTTGCTATAGTCGTCGTAATCCATGTCAGGATAACGCCCGCGACTGTATCTTCCTGACGTGTTCCAGTCGCCGCCACGGCTGTATTCGTTGCCACCTTCCAGATACATGATTTTGTCAATATTTTTAATTGTGTCTGTCAGTTTGTGGACTGCTTCTAAATCCCCGGCGCTCATATCGCCTTTGTTCGAAATCTCGTCCAGCTCTCTGCACATCATCTTTTTTAATTTGTGTAATGATTCCATTTTTCGCCCTCCTTTACGCTACTCTCTCGGCGATTAAATTGCTATTGGCTATATTAATTGCCTGCGTAGATGTATTTTCGACTGCGATCGTTATGCAACACCCGCGCGGAACGTCAATAAATGCCGCCGTAAATACATTAAAATATTCGTCTGCCGCCGCAGGTGTTACGATTGCTGTCGCACTATTTAATGGTTCTCCGGCGATTGCCAGGGCAATAGAAATAGGTGCCACAGTTCCACCGGCAGGTATGGCGATATTAGCCCCAAAGCTGACCTTATAGCGCGCCCTGCACTGGTTTGTAAGACCTCTAAGGGTCACAATTCCTGCCCCCTCCCGGTGTGCGATACAGCTACCGCACTTTACGGCTGTCTCTGTGAGCGGTAAATTCTGTCCCGCTGCTACGGTTACGATATTGCTATTAGTAAATTCTGCCACGTTATCACTCCTTTTTTAATAATAAACGGCGGAACGATTGCCCCGCCGCTATAAGCATCATCGGCACAAGCCGAACAATCCCGTCAACGCAGGAAGCTGCTAATTATAAAATTTTAGCATCCGCAACCGGTATTGCATCCGCAGTTACCGTACTGATATGGTGCGGAAACCGGAAAAGCTGGCACTGGTCTAGGGTTGTAATAAGTAAACTGACCCTGCATGTATGCCTTTAAGGTTTCGTTCTGTGACGCCTGAGAAGCCGCTAACTGTGCCGCAAATAACTGCTGATTCTGCTCGGCAATCTTAGCGTCCTTAGCTTCGATTCTCTGCGCTGTGAGGGCATCGAGAATGGCTCTAGCGTTGTTGTTCTAGTTGTCAATGATGTCTCTTGTGTTGTTTGCGTTGTTAAAGTTTGTCTGGCAGAAGCCATTTGTAACTTCCTGCTGGATCGCATTGGTATTCATCGCCATATTGTAGTTAACGCCTGCGATAGCCTGTTTGTTATCACAACAGCACTGTGCTAACTGTGCCTGTAAAGCATTAAAACTCTGCATGTCTGCAATCTGTCCCTGCTGGATTGCGTTTCGTGTATCGTAGCCGTTCTGCTGAATCGTGCTATTTGTTCCTGCAAATCCGTTGAGCAGAGAGGTATTCATCGCATAAAATCCGTCACAAATACCGCTATTGATGGTATCGCTCTTGCGCTCAAGGGAGGAAATACCGCTATCAATCTGGCGCTGTAAGGTTGCAAAATCAGAAGCTAATACATAGTTATCTACCGCGCCTCCGCCGCCGTTATTCCATCCATTTCCGTTTCCCCATCCACAGAAGATGAAAAGGAAAAGAATGATAATCCACCAAGCACCGTTACCCTCGCCAAATGCGCCGTTATTGTTGCCTGTGACTGCCGCCAAATCTGCCGGGCTCATTCCGTCTGTTGTTAATCCCATGAAATCACTCCTTTTTATTTATTTATTTAAAACCCTTTAAAAGGTTTTGAAACTGTGTTGCCATTCCCTGCAACTGGTTATACTGTTGCTGGCTCATTTGCCCGCTATTTAGCAAATTCTGTACTTCTTGCTTCGGGTCCCCTTGAAACTGCTGCCTGAACTGTTGAAACTGCTGTATCATCTGCATTGGATTGAGATTCATTCAATACCCTCCTTTTTAACGTCTCCATTTGCCTTTCTAAGGCGTTTAAGCGTTCCTCATAGTTGATTGGTTGGCTAGATTGTGAAAGCTCCGCTGTGGGCGAATCTGAGCCCTTACGCTTATACTCAAACACCTCTAAAAACGGTCTGCCCGTCTGGTCTGCTCTTTTTTCGTAAAAAACTGGTGCTTGACTGTCCCACAGGCGGACAAAAGAATTTGGTGCTACTAAATACGCCTCCGCCGCGCCCTGCCCTTGCACCCAAATCCGCTCATCAGGATTAGATTGCTGTTGCATTTGTTGAGGCGGAGCCTGCTGTTGTTTTAATCGATTTAACTGGTCGAGATAATCCGGTTGTGGGTATTGCGGGTACTGTGGATACTGTTGTGGATATTGTGGATAACCGAACATTTATTTTCCTCCTTCCCTCCAATAGTAGATAGGTGTCATTGCTCCACTGTCCCACGTATCGTAGTAATTGCCGTCAATTACCGCTATAACGTGCCCTGACAGTGCTAAAATATAAGCCCCTTCCGGGTGGTTGTTTGCAAATTCCGAGACAGTACAGGTCATATATTCGTCCGGGATTATATAACGGCTAAATCCATTATCTTTGAGGTATGCGCCCCACACTGCATTAGCCGAGGGCATATCTGACAGCATCAAGCCATACAGTGCAAGCTGTATATATGTTTCTTCCCATGTCTGACCCATAGCCTTTGAGATAGCACGCACAGTACAATCTCCCACTTTTGCCGCCGCTGGGTTAGGATTCCAATATTGATACATCTCTCCGCCCTCCTTATAGTTTTATTATCGCAAAAAAATAAGCGTGTCACCACGAAGGTAACGCGCTTATTTCTCGCATGATTTTTAGTTATCTTTAGTTTCTTAAAGGCTGTTTATGTACGGGATCGTGCCGGGAACTAATAAAATTTTTTCCACGGCGCAACTCCACAGCCCTTGTAATCCTCTCGTGCTTATATCCATTTTCTCGGCGGCTTGCTCCTGCGTTAATCCGTCAAAAAGCAAGTACTGTACAGTTTCGCGCTCCCGTAAAGTTAAGCGGGCGCATGACAAGGCGTAATCAATAAATTGTTTATCGCCTAATTTCCAGAGTTTTTTAATCAAACTTCTGTTCACTGCATCACCTCAAACACGCAAAAATTACGTAAATTTATTTCGTTTTGTCCAGTCCTAAGATAGCTCTAACTTTGTCTGGGAGCAAATCAGGGTTAATTTTGCCGATGTTTTCCACGATGGAACCAAGCTCCATCAGAATAATGTAGACGCACACGCCTGCGGCAATAGGCACCCGAAAGCCCAAGTCTACATATTTCTGGGCGTAGTCGATAAGATACGCAAGCACCACAAGCATAATAGAGCCAAATTTATGATACAATCCTTTCCTCATTTCTGAGGATTTCCACTTGTGGTTGGCACAGGCGGCTACTCCACCGCTAGCCAAATCAAAAACTACAAAAATACAAGTTATTAAGGGTAACATAATATCTACCATCTCCATTCCTCCTTAAAAATTATTTTTCTTTTGTTTTTATAAATTAATTAAAGCCACCTTTAGCTTAGTTAGATACATTATTTGCAGTTCCGATTTTATAAACATAGTCGCTCATATTACCATAACTTGCAAAGTCACAGTCCTTTTCATAAACTCTCCATACCATTTCACCATCTGAATTAAGTGATGAAATATAACTATAAAGGCTGTTTATTTGTGTGCAACTTACCAAGTTACAAATATTATTTGTTTTTGCGTTAATTTCACCAGACTTAGGATAAATGCTCTGAAATTGCAATCTTCCGGTCCCCAAATCACATTTTATAAAATTCAGTTCTGCACCTAAAATAACAGCACTATTTCCGTTATTGTTTTTTCCGTCATGTACAAGCATTGTTTCAACAGTAGTCGTAACGATTTTGCAAAATTTAATCGTACCTTTTTCGCAAGGACTCATACCAATTCCTATTGCAGGAAATTTTCCTGTATCATCACTTATATCAGGACATCCGCCCCAATCGAATATACAATTCTCAATAAGCCACTCACCTTGTATTCCCCTACTACTACTCTCACAATGCATAGCATATCTTGTGTTTTTACTTTTTATTGTAAATCCTTTAATGGCTGTAAATGTCCTTGGTAATGAAACAATATGAAAAGCACATTTCTCTACAACGTCATCTCTTGTAGGATTCTCCAATCCTGTTGAACCATCCCATTCAATAATAGTATCTTTAGGGTTTCCGCTCTTTGACTCATAAGTAACCCAAGGTTTTGTTATAACACCTTGATACTTGCCAGTAGGTGTTATACCTGTGTATTTGTCTTGTAAATCTGTGTATGTTCCCGGTAATACGATAATTCTGTATCTTTTTGTGTAAGAATTATCGGTAATCGTTTCATTTGCATGGTAAATAGTAGCAAATGGTTTTTCTTCCGAACCATCACCACTGGTATCTGAGCCTGTGGTTGAGACATATATGCAATATTCTTTTATTGCAGAACCATCTATACTTTTTATATCATTTACAGAATCACTTAAACTTTCCAAAGTGTTATTGATATTGTCAATGTCATATTTTGGTTTTTTGAACCAGTTAGATTCTTTCTGTGTAATGTCACCGGAAGATAATTTGGCACCAGCGAATACACCAGATTTCTGCATTTCGGTAATATACATTGTAGTATCATTCGGTATTTCTACATCACCATTACCTGACGCTGTATATTTACCAATCGGTATCCAATTTCCGTCAGTATCTTCATAAAAAGTAAAAGAACCACTCATATTTTCATAATGATATGTTCCAGCCTTTAATGATATTGGATTAAACGATTGATATGTTTCGGATTCAAGCTGTTTTTTAGCACTTTTGTTCCAGTACGTTCCGACACTCGGAGCACCAATATCATATTCCTTATATCCGTCAACGTGTTCTATTTTGTAATCTAAATCTTCCGTTATATTACCAATTTGCTTTCTAACCGCTTCCCCAGCTGTTCCATATACAGCACCATCTTCCCCAACTCTGATGTCTGAAATTTCTTTTGAACAGTCAGAGATCTGTGCCTTTCCTATCCAGTCAAGAACGTAGCAATTAACATCTGATACCGGGGCCCTGACGCTAGCTTGTAAACCGGGGGTTCCGTAAAAACTTACAACATCATCTCCTTTTAAATACAAAATATATGCTATAATTTTAGTTTCCTCTGTGCTTTGCGCAACTATTTGCCAGGCGTTATACCTTTGCGAAACATCATTTATGCGAGCTTCTATATCTAGTTTCCCGGAACCACTTATAAATATCCTCAATTCAAATATATATAAACCTTCTTTTAAAATTTTTACTTTTTCATTTGATTGTTTTTCTGCAAAATCCAGTGTCCCCTCTTGAAAAATTTTACATATAGGCATTTCGTGTTTTCCACTTGTTCCTTCGTAATTATAAGAATCATCTGGGTCCGGGTCACCTGCAGTTGCATTTCTATACGCATGAAAAACCAAATTTGATTGTGTGTAATTTCCTGTAAAGGTCTGTGACGTCGCTAGCTCGTCAATTCTTCCTTTTTCAATTTTTAGCCTTTCAACTACTGCCGCAACTGAGTCTGGATGCCCTGTTGCATCCTTATAGCACTGCTGTATGCCGTCATAAATGGCTTGCCGCATATCTTTCCCTTTGCGAGCGTTCTTTATTGTGTTTAAAATATCTGTAATAAACGCCATTTTTATTCCTCCTGTTCTATTCGTTTCCACGCATAGAGAGATAGTTGACTGCTGGTTACTATACTATCAAATAATTCCCACGTTCCCCCGAGAATTGCGGTTGGGCTTACGTTATTTGTAGTGCAATAAATGGAGCCTATTGGATATATTTTTTCGATTGTATCGGCTGTGGTATTTTTTGCCGTTTCCAACGCTTCCTGCGCTGTCTGTTGCGCTCCATTAGCTGTCTGTTGCGCTCCATTAGCTGTCTGTTGCGCATTGACCAGTAATTGCTTGATGCTCTTATCTGCCCCTCCGTTTCCCGTCAAAGTGTTGCCTGTATAGCCAAACGTATATTCTGTTTGCGATGGGTCTAAAAAATTGTAAACAATTTTATTACAGTCAAAATACTCGTTGATGCCGTGCGGCGTAGAAATAACTTTGACTTTGTCGCCCAACTTAATATCATCCGTGCTTACGTTTAGTAAATGTAAATTTGCGGCGGTGACTGTAAGGGAAAGTGAGTTTAAATATCCGCTTTCTACATCCTTTTTGGCCGCCGCAAGTAACTTGCTTGCAATATATATATCGTCATACTGCTTTGTTTTTGTGATGCGTCCAAATAGTTTGATTCCTTCTTGTGACTCTACATAATCTTTTCCATCGTTTGCCTTTTTTATTGTCAATCCTTCGGCTCCAACTGGGATGAGCACAGTATAAACATCGTCAGCTGTGATATTTTCTGTTAAATCTAACAAGTTACTACCAAATTCAATGGTTTGCTGCGAAGTTCGCTCAAATTCTTTGAGGTAATCGAGATACCGGGTGCCGCCAGATAGTCGCGGCACGATGTATCCGGCTGTATTCTCGTTCTCTGTTAGTTTGTCAGTCATTTCTGCATACGTTGTTGCATAATTTTCATTCGAGCGAACTATTGTGTCATTGCTATCCGTAACCGTCACACGCCCGACTGTAAATTGCTTGCTCTTTTCTACTTGCTCATTGTGATTATTTATATACTGCGTAAACAGTTCTTTTACTCCACCTTTAAAATTATAAGGGCGTTGAATGCTATCTTGCAGAAATCCTAATTCGCCCTCACAATATAGTTCTTTCTCAAGTAAAAAATTGCTCTCTTGGTGCAAAATTCTGCCCCGAAAGATTTCCTCTTCGTCCTGATACGCATATATAAAATCCGTTAGCCTCTTTAATCGTGAATAAGCAGGATTAAGAACTGGGACAGTTATCTCCAGCACGGCCGATTTGTTTGCCTCAACGGTTAATTTTGCGCTCTCAAGAGCGTAATCATTTTGCAGAGGGTCATATAGTAGACCCGAATCCGCTTTTATCGTATACACTACAAATGACCTCCTTTGTAATCTACTGACACAGTGCCTTTTCCTGCGAAAATAATCGTTGTATCTCGCGTGATTGTTAAGCCTGATATTGTACTACGTCCTTCTGGTAAACTGTAAGTTTTGCCATATATTTCTACTGTTACGCTGCCCGCTACAATAAACTCAGGGGATTCGGGCATATCTGCTGCAAAAATTTCAAGCTCATATGTTCCGTCAATTTCCAAATCTTTGTACTCTCTTGCCACATCCGTATCAAAATCAAATGGATCCCACAGCCAGTCTTCTAAACTAGATTTTAATTCGTATTTAAACGGTTCGCAGGTAGCTTTAATTGTAATAGTTGACGAAAGTCTGTCAGATTCCCACGACTCCATTTCACATCGTCCCATATAATAGTAGCTGGGGTCTTCATCCATAATAATTTTCAGTCTTTTGCCATGTACATCTCTAGCAATTTCGCTGTATTTATTAGACCAATCTTCGCGCTTGCCTATATACAAAAATTTCCATGTTATCTCACGGTTTCGGTAGGTTGGAAACCCAGTCAAGACCTCCGTAAAATCCAATGTAACGTTAGAGTAAGGGATTTCTACGTAATTCGTGTTGGTTTCAGGTAAACCGATTTCGGGGCGAATAGAAGGATAAACGCCCCAGTCTTTTGTTGAGTGCTTATCTCCAAACTGTGTGCCGTATATCATTCTACTCACCTCCTACTGTTGTTAGCCTGAATCTGCCCTAATTGCCTGTCAATATAAGGAGCCATCATTTTTGCCATACCACGCGGGTCATATCCTTCCGCGCCAAAGTCGGGAAAATATTGCCGCATAAGCTCTAAAATAGCTGTCAAAAGTTCTGACACGTTATCATTTACCTGCCCTGTCGCAGTCCTTTGCGCGTTGTAGCCTGTGCTCCAATCGCCTGCTAGCAATGCGTTACTGCTTAGCGTAGATAATGTGCTGTAGACGCTATCTGCGTTGCTTTCAATGCCCTGTGCAATTCCAAGAGGAATAAATTTCCCGACTTGGTTCGCAAAAACACGAGATGGGCTCTTAATTTGTAGAGACTTTTTGGACGTAGAGACAACAGAGTTCATAATGCTCTTAACGGCATTATTTAATTCGCTGTATTGTGATTTGATGCCCTTGCTCATGCCTTTTACAATATTTTCCCCGATTTTTTTCGCGTTAGCTCTGGTCTTAGAACCTAGCTTTTTGAGATTTTTATTGTAAGCGTCCTCAAGCTTCTGGACTTGGTCGCCTGCGTTTTTAATTAACGTCTTTATCTGTGCCTCTGTGGACGCTTTCAAAACGTCGTTTTCACTGACTGCCTCTTTTAATGCAATACTTGATTTTTTATTATATAGCTTCACAAACTCGGAAAATTCCTTGTCCGTCATGTTTGCGACAGCTTCTAAAAATCCTGTATCCGTTACATCATAGCTGGTTAAATCGTCGTAGATTGCCCGGTTACTGCTGCCTAGCCGTTTCTTAATTTTCTCAAGTGTATTACTGTAGTCTGTCAATCCGTCAACGTGGGTTTGCAAATTATCAAGAATCGTGTCGGAATCCATATCGGCGGTACTTTTGTTTAGTGAAAAAGCCGACGTGAGTTTGGTTGCACTAAATAACGCATCCTTGCGGCTCGTTACCGCATCGTCATAGGTTTTTACAACCGCCTGAATGTCTGAAATAAGCTGTTTTTGCACGTTGCTTATATCTGACTTAAAAGTTGTGTTAAGTTTTTTCACATCTTTATTGTACGTTTTCTTTGCAGATGTAAATTTACTTAACGCCGAACGGTATGCCGCTGTGCCCTTCTTTGCGTGCTTTGAAATCGTTTTCCAGTACAGTGCTTCTTGTTTTTCACTGATTTTGTTACTGTTTTTTAATTTAGTAACCTTTGTTGATGCCGCATTGACGAGCGCCTGTGAAAATTGTTTTCCTGATTTCTTTTTCTGCGTCTTGCTCACAGATTTATAAACAGCGTTGGCTAATTTAGTTCCTGCGCTAGTAGCCTTTTTAGTATTTTTCGTAATGCCAAGCGCCATACCTACGACAATTTGTTTTCCTACCTCGTCTCTAAACTTGCGAGACGGGGAATGAATGCCCAGCGCACTTTTAGCCGCCGATAACGCTCTTTGTGCCGCTCTTTTAGCCGCTGAAACCACTGCTCCTACTCCGCCGGAGATACCATTAGCAATTCCTGATACGACGTTCTTTCCGACTGCGCTCCACCCAGCTTTAAATGCCCCCTTGATGCCACTGACAGCCTTTCTGGCAAATCCTAACAATTTGCTTGGCAGACTGGAGATTGCTTGCGCTATTGCTGACACAATGTTTTTAGCCACGCCACGTAAAGCACCTACTCCGGCAGAAAATGCCGATTTAAGCCCCTGTACACCTTTACTGCCTAGTGACTTGAGTGTAGACGGGAGACTTTGCAATGCTCCTTTGATGCCTGTCACAACACTCTTAGCCGCCCCTTTTGCGGCTCCTATCATTTTTTTAATGCCATTTGCAAGACCTTTTGTGACCTTGCCGCCTAGTGACACCCAGTTAAACGCCGTAACAACTGCTACAATCGCCTGTATAATTTGCGGAATGCTGGCAATTAGAGAAGGTATTGCCTGTATAATGCCTGACACAAGGGTTACAATAATTTTTAATCCTGTTGCAATTAATTTCGGTGCATTGTCGTTAATAATATTGGCTATATTAGTAACAATTTGCGGAATATACGTTATTAACGTAGGCAGGCTGTTAGCTATGCCCTGTGCAATGTTTAAAATTAACTGCAATCCCGCATCAATTAATTGTCCTGCATTCGCCCGAAGTTGTGCAGAGAACTGCGTCAACATCGGAAGCACCTGTGCCAAAAAGTTTGGGATACCTTGCGCCATGCCACTAGCGATAGTTGTCAGCAGGTTGACTCCCACGGACGTAAGCACGCTTAACCCCGTGGAAATTGTCGAAGCAAGGTTGTTTAATAGCTGACCGACTGCACTTGTGATACCACCGGAATTTTGAGCAACGCCCGAAATCAACCCGTTTATAAGGTCGCCGCCGATTTTTGTCAACCCCGGCAACTGACCACTAAAATTAATCGCATCTTGCGCCAGTTTGGAAAAAGCTCCACTTATGCCGCCGGATTCCATCGCCTCAGCTAATCCACTAACCTCGCTTGTTACGCCTTTGATGGCACCACGGATAGTGCCCGAAAAAGTATTGTAAAAACCCAGTTCTAAGCCCTCTGTAGCACTAGATAGCAAGGTTATATCACCTTTTAGATTGTCTAGCTGTGTAGCCGCCTGCTGTGCCGCGGAGCCGGAAGAATCCTGTATTCCCTTCCAGAATTTTTGTACAGTCGCATCACTTGATGCGGTCATTTTGTTAAATGCCTGTAAGCCTTGCGTTGTAAAAATCGTAGCAAGAGCGTTATTTTTTTGCTCTGCTGTCATGCCCTGCAAGGAGCCGTTAAGCTCGTCTACGAGGTCGTTAAAATCTTTTGCCTCGCCGTTTGATTTATAGGCAGACACTCCTAACTGGTCTAAAGCTTTTGATGCGTTATCAGTCGGAGTATATAAGTCTGCCATTGCCCTATTTAATGCTGTAGATGCCTCAGAGCCTGTTACGTTTTGCTCTGCCAAGCGGAGCAGGGAAAGTGTAACACTGTCCGCCGATTGTCCGTAGTTTTTCGCTGTGGCGGCAGAACCGGAGAAAGCCTCTCCAAGGCCTCTTACGTCCGTATTGGCAAGAGTAGCACCCTTTGCCATTAAATCGGCATAGTAAGATGCATTACTCATCGAGTCACCAAAGCCTTTTACAGCTCCGGCAGTATACGATGCCGATTCTTCTAGGCTCATAGCACCGGCAGAGGCAAGGTTAAGTACCGTTCCGATTCCGCTAATCTGTTCATCCGCCGACAAGCCAGCCTGAGCAAGGATGTTCATTCCTTCCGCCGCTTCCGTTGCGGTGTACTTCGTTGTACGCCCCATTTCCTCGGCTTTGGCCTTGACGTCTCCTATTTTGTCTACGGTTGTACCCATGGTAGCCGCTACCTGAGACATCGCAGTATCAAAATTCATCCCGGAGTCTATTGACGTTTTTGTAAATGCGGCGGCGGCGGCAGAACCAGCCGCCATAGCTGTTTTAGCCACTTTCCCGACTGTTTTAAATGCCCCGCCGATTTTTGATGTGGACGAGCTGGCGTTACCTTCTGCGTCTTTCAGCCCCTTCTTATATGCGGTGTCTTTGATTGCCAGAGTGACAAACAATTCCATCACATTCAATCACTCATCACCACCAATCCGGCTTTTTTAATGACGTCTGCGGCTATTTCTTCGCCAGTCCTTGTTGTTGTTTGTTTTTTATTGTTATCAATTAAATCAAAAAATGAGACAGAAAGATAATTTCCGCCAAATGCCTGTGAAACGCTCTCGGTTATATCTCTCAATCCATCGGTTATATACCGTTTGTAAATTAGTTCCTCTGCATCATCTAAAATCTTAGATTTGACGTACAACAAGAATCCCTTTACGCTTCTTCCTCTGTATTCTCCTGCACATCGCCAGAGCGTCCTCCTGTTGCGCTTGTTGGCGCTGAGAAAAAAAGCTGACGTACCTCCGGATCGTTGACAAGGTCAACAACACCTTTGATAACATCCATTAATTTGTGTTTTTTCTTGTATTCTTCGACACTCTGCAATTCAAACGCTGCTAAGATTCCAATTACATCGTCTTTATGTGTTTTTAACAACTTAGGAGCTGTCTTAGCCCCTCTAGCAAAGACTTTGATGTATTTCTCCCCTTCCTGCGGTACAAGCTTTTGGCAAAGTTCAAGTGCCACGTCGTCATCTACGATATTGCCGATATATTCAAGGGAATTTGCAATGGCTTCTAATCCCTGTTCTGCTGTTAAATCTGATAATCTCATGCTTTACCTCCTACGCCGCTTCGCCTGTTTTGATATAGACCTCGTAAGGTACTGTCTCTATGTTCTCAATGCTGTAATGCCCTGTGTATTCAAAGTCAAAATTGCCTTTTGCCTTATCATCAGATTTAACCTTGAAACCGCCCGTTGAAAGTGCGTTCATGATTTTAATTGCGATAAATCCGGCGGAATCCCCGGAATTTTCGTCTGAATAGTCACCAATCCACCAAATATCCTTAAAATCTTCTGCTTTTAAATCTGCTCTTGGTGTAATTTTATTCCCTGCTACGTCTGCCGCCGCCATAAAGCTTTTAGCCTGTGCGGTATCCATGGTAACAGCTGTACCTGATAATTTTACTTCGATAGATTCGATTTTTTTTAATTCCTTCGTGTTTTCAGGCACGTTGTCAATGTCTTCGCCAAAATCGGTAAAAGATGGCTCTGCGCTAAATTCGCAACCACCGCTGGTGGCCATAAGAATATTGGTTGGTGTTATAGCACCCGTCTCTGGCTCAAAAGTTGATGCGATAATACCAGCATTAAGCTGGATTTTTTTAAAAAGGTCAGAAGGTACCTGTGTATACTTCATTTGCTCACCTCGTTAAATAGTTATAAATTGCATAGTTATTACTGTGTATCTGCGTACTATTGACGAGTCGGCTTCATCGACTAAAGGAGTCCACGGCTGGTCTTGCGACAAAAAAATGATTCCATCATCGCACTTGACCGTAGTGCCCCCTTGCAACCTGTCGCTGATTTCTTTTGCCTTTTTGTTCGGAATTGCCTCTGATTCTGTGTGGTACCATACGTTTACAGCGCTGGCGGCAGCTGTGCCAGTCCACCAGTTAGCTGTAGTTGGTTCGTATGTGATAAAAGGAAATGTGGTATCCTCCGGCACTCTGTTAGACGGATATGCAGTTATGCCGAAGGATGACCAAAATTGATACAGTGCCGCTGTTGGAGTCATGACGTTAACTCCCACTTTTCCGCCATGACCTGTGCTATATCCAAATTGGATGATGCAGGGGTTTCTTTTTCTCCCGCATTTGATGTAACTCTAAAAATTTTCCCGTCTTTTGTTTTTAATACATCATGATAGCCTAGCTTTACTGTTTTAGCTGTAGTGATTGTATATGTTGCTGTTACACCCTCTTTTTCCGCCACTCTGGCAGACATGGAGGTGTCGCGGACAATGGCCGCCTGTATTTCTGCGCCTTCTACCCATTCGGTGATAAATCCACCCTCACCGTCGGAAGTGCGCTTTTTATCCATGAGTATGCAATCTTGTAAAAATTCATTGATTAAACTCATGCCATTTTCCTCCATGGGTTCAGGCGCGCCCTAAAGGCGTCTTGCCATGTGTAGGTCTCGCCTTTGCTATTTGTTGCCCTGTTGTACGAATAACCGCCAAATGACTCCGACTGATACGCCCCTAAATTGCCGTTTTTCGCCTGCCACTCGCTGATTTCGTCCACCAGTGATAAAAACGGTTTAGGAATAGCCAGTGGAACAACCACGCCAACAAATGTCTCCTCTTGCAATGGGGCAATATCGCCTTTATGATACTGGTAGACCCCGTCATTGAAGATAGAGCCGCTTATTAAATAATACTGCCCGTCTTGTAGCGGGAGACGAATCGCGGTAGCAGAATAACGCAGGTCTTTAGTATCTTCCGTCACACCTACATCAAAATCAAGCGTGTCAAAAATCCAATCTCCGATTGTTATTTCTCCCGTGATTGCCGCCCCCTTGACCGGGAAGAAATTGTGAATGTGATTCATGATTTCATAAAGCACTCAATCATCCCCTTTTATTTTGCGGCTGCCTCTGCGGCTGCCTCTGTGGCTACTACAACGCCGTCAAGTCTTTCTGCTAACAGTACAATACCACTGATTACGGTATCGGATGCCGTAAGATTTGTGTAATCTGCCGTCTCGTGGATACCAATATAGCCTGTCTGATCTGTAGTAAAATTAAAAGCTTTGCTAAGTCCTGCGCTTGCAGCGGAAACGTAATAAAGCACAATATTATCCTTTGCTGTTGCGTAAACAGTACCCTTCGGAACAGACGAGTTTAAAATAACTGTTCCCAGACCCAGGAAGTTTTCAATATACGTCATTCCGAATGCTGTCTGTGTGGAAATCTGTGCACTTTCAAGGTAATCTGCTACGTCCAGCTGATTTACAAAAAACACAGATTCGATTTCATCGTCTTCGAACAGAGCCTGTAATTTTCCCCATGCCTGTGCTAGTTTACCTTGTAATCCTTTTCCCTGAATCTTTGTAGTCCCAGTCCCGAGGAAGTCAAAAAACTGTTTTCTGATAGCTTTCTGCACGTCTTTGAGCATTCTGTCAGTAGTCATATCAACCGCCTGGTCGAATCCCTTTTCAATGATTGCTTCTGCTGTTGTGGCTTTTCTCCACTTCTTGAGGGTAATTTCACCCCAGTTTTTAGCTGTTGTTTTATATTTAGAAAGTGGAATTGTCTCGCCTTCTGCAACGTCTCCGCTTTCGAGGGTACCTGTTGCCTTATATGTTTTGAGGACTGTTCCATCCTGCTTCTGAATTTTTCTTGTGATTCCCAGCGCTTCTGTGAGTTTTTTAATGCTTTCGGAAAAAATTTCGACAAATTCCTGTTCTCTCGCCCACGCAAGGTCGGCGCTGGTAATTAATTTTTCATCTGCCATATCTTTTTACTCCTTTTCTGTTTTTGCAAACGCTTCTTTGTTTGCGATCATGGCGGCGCGCCTTTCTTCTCTGTCAGAAATTTTCATAATTTCCTCGCGAGTCATTTTCCCTGGCTCACTTTTTGGAGGATTAGACACGTTCGCGCCTTTAGTTTCTTTAGTTGTGATGTAGTCGGCATACGCTTCTTTGATGCCCTTTTCTACCTCTGTTGCATTCTCAAGTTTCCCGTCAGTTCCGATTTTTAAGGCATCAATAGTCTCTTTTGATGCCTTTAATGCGAGGCTAATTACCTTGCTAGACACGCCAGAATCCTCAAGCATCTTTTTGTATGCAGCTTCTTTTGCATTGTAGGATGCTTTTTTATCCTGTTCGGTTTTATAACCTTCAAAGTCTGCGTGTTCTTTCTCGTACTTGCCTTTCCAGTCGTCCTTTTCGTAGTCTTCCAATTTCTTCTGGAGGTCTGGAACTTTCTCTGCATCCTCTTTGTATTTACTAATCTCGTTCTTGAGACCTGTAACAGTTGCGGAGTGTTCTTCGATAATCGCGGAAACCTGTTCGTCTGTAAGTGTCATGCTCTTTAAAAAAGCCCTTGTTAATGCCATTTGATTACTCCTTTTCTTTGAGGGATTTCTTTCCCTAAATGACTTTATATGTAAATCACAGTACTTCGTGATTACTTTCTAAATGTTTTTGCGGCTTTGAGGGATTTTGCCCCAAATTTGCCGTCAATTTTTAATTTACATTTCGACTGGAAAATACTAACCGCATCTTCCGTCTTTTCTCCGTATTTGCCGTCATTTTCTAATTTTGAGCCGATAGCCCAGTTTAAAAACTTCTGCAATTTTTCAATTTCCCTTCTTGCACCTTTTAATACTGTAATACCGTCTAAAAACGCATAGTAACCGCGTGACGGCAATTTAGGGAATTTCCCAGTGTATTTAACCTCTTTCGTTGTTTCTTCCTTCTGCTCCACCGCTGGGAAGTCATGATACAAAATATTTAAATCAAAATTTCCGCCGTTGCCGGTTGAAACCTTAGTCGGAAATACGCCAGAGCTGGTATACTGCCACATCATGAGGTTAGGCACGCTTGCAGGCTTGTAAGATTTGTTTGGTGTCGCTTTAAACACCATGCGGTTATAGCCTTTGTAATAACGTGCAATCCACCAGTTTTTACACTTAACTTTGTTTTTATCAATATGCTCCGCAAAGTATGATTTACCAGTGTAAACGCCAAATTTATAGCCTCTTGACTCAACGACAGTCTGTGCCGCATTAATAATCTCAGCAATCTTTACCTTGCTCAGCCCTGCCTGCACTTTATCCTCGATATCGAACCAAACGCCGTACTTAAAATGCTTTTTGCTGATCTTGTCGAGGATGTCGCACACAAGTTCCATGTCTGACTTAGCTTTTGCTACGGTGGTAGCGTATGTGTAGTTGTATACGCCCCATGGGATGCCTAACTCCTCACATTTTTTGTAGTTTGCCTCAAACTTCTTATCTTTGCCTAAATCCTTGCGGATAATCTTAATGATCGCACCATCACAACCGTATTTCTTTACTTTTTTCCAGTCGATTGTGCCGTTGTATACCGACACGTCAATAATTTTCTTCTGTGCCATATATCCTCCTATTCTGAAAACACCCAGTCTTCCGCAAGCATATCTGCCTGAGAAGCAAGCCACCCCATCTGCACTCCTGATGTTCCGACAAATGCGATTGCCTTGTTTCCGATTGCATCATGTTCGCAATTTACAATATCTCCCGCAGGTGTTTTGTAGGAAATCCCGCTTGCAAGCTGGATATACTGTCTTTTTCCGTTCCACCCTTTTCTTGCTACTTTAAAGCCACGTTTTAAATATTTAATAGCTTCGCCAAAATTAAATTCAGCTTCGCCGCCTAACTGGGGACAATTATTTTCGTCTGCAATCTGCCATTCGTCTGATGCAATGTTGCCGAAGGTGTACAGTGGTCTATCTGTCTGGCGAATATCTAACACTTCACCATCCTTTGTGTGCATAGCAATGCTTTCGCCTTTTTCGTCCAAACACCAGTAGCCACCCCAAGATGGGAGCTTTACCGCTGCGCCCTGTCTCATTAATTCCCATGCTTCTCTAAAATTCATGTTGTCACCCTTTCCATCTCAACACGTACAAAATTTTCTGGTTGCTGTTAATAATCCTGTGTATCTTTTTATAAATACCGCCTGCTTTTCCTGTGTTAGTGCTAGCCTTTCCGGCATCCCACCACACCATTTTATTTCTCTCGTTTATCCCTGCGAAAATATTGGTATGCAGGCGGTAAAAGCAAATGTCTCCCGGTTTTAATTTGTTTTTATAATCCCGGAGTAATTTATTTACTTTTATCAATCTATATCGTTTTGATATAGCCGCTTTTGTTCCTGCGCCCTTATAGACAACTGTTCCATTCCTGTTGCAATAAAACAGTTGCCCCGGTTTGAGGATGCCTAACTGCTGTAAGCAATAGCATACATACGACGCACAATTACTTACCTTTTTCTTCTTTGCACCCGCCCAGCTATTCGCCACGTTCTGCGAGTATTTAAATTTTTTATCAACAAAATACTCTGCCGTTTCCTTTGCCTTGACGAGTAAAGACAATCTGTCCATTATCCCATCGCTCCTTTTAATTCGTCTGCAATGATTGCTGTGTATTCTTTTGCGTAATTTGCCGCCGCCGGTTTTAAATACGGCTGTGCCCTCTGGCCGTTTGTGATGTGCCACTGCCCTTTATCGTCCTGATAAGTCCATGGGGTCTTCCGTCCCCCTTTGTAGTACACGCCAGTTCCTAGTTCTACATAGGCGGCGTATTCTTCGTTACTGCCTATTGTTTCCGTGAGGTTATCCAAGTCGGTCTGATGTGTAATACTATTTCTCAACGCGCCTGTATCGACCGGGCAAAGGTCTTTTGCGTGCCCTTCTGCGGCGGCTCCTGCCTGTTCTAACGCTCTTGCAAGTGCCATCGTGGTCTTGAGTATTACTTCGTCTACGTGGCTCACAACATCAATATCCGCCATTATATTCGCCCCCTTTGCGTTGCTAACCATTCGTAATAGGTCATGTCTTCTATAACCTCGTTTCTGCCTGTCTCTGGGTTTCTGACGCGTATCATTCGCGGCTGTGCCAGTTCGGCAGGCAGTACAGTTCTCTGCGTACAACGACAGTTATAAACTTCCGCCGGGATTCCGCTTGGGTCTCCCGGATACATGAGGCCATTGGAGTAAGCCATATTAAACGGTACTTCTTCACCGTCTAATGCCCTGTGACTGTCTCGTGTCCTCAAGTCCTTTGTTGCTGTCCAATGCTTAACTACATCAATTCCCATCTGGTAGGCTTCCTCGTATGCCGCCTGCCTGCCTCCGTTCTGCGCTCCTGTGAACGCTGTGCGGGCGTTTCTAATTGCGGCAGTATGATTCATACCTGTAACGTCCTGAAATCGCCCTGCGAGCTTTTTTATGCTGTCACCCTGTAAAATTCCTTGCAATAGTGCATTTTGCAATTTCTTCTTGTTCCAACGCACATCCTTGCTTTTTAATACCCTACGCGGTGGAAGAATCTTTTGTTTTCTGACCGTCAGCCGCTTAACTGTGTGCTCGTCAATCAAATTAAATGCAATATCTCCAATTTCTTTTATCTGCTTATCAGGCATAAGAGATTTAATCATGTAGGCCTCAAAGTTATGATTAAGGGCAATCACAAGAGAGGTCTTCTCGTTGATGTATGCCGCGGCAATCTCATTTGACTCTGTCAGCCGCCGCGCCATGTCTTCACGGAGTGCTTCCCACCTCTGCCCTCTGCCATACTGATTTATCAGCCATGCTTCAAACTCTTTCTTGGTGTACTTCCCTGCCTGGTATGCCGCATATTCTTTAGTGTACCGGCGGGAGAACTGTTTAAAATAGTTTCTCGCTTTGCCGTCAAGTTCTTTTTCGGCCTGCTTATATACGTCTTTCAGCCGTTTTTCTAACTTTTGTAACTCCTGCTCTGTCCACTTGTCGGATGGATACATGGTTATTCATCCCCTTCCGGGTTATCTTCCGGCGCATCTGGTTCAGGTGGCTCCGTGTAGCGGCTATATGATTCTTCGTCTAATTTTGCAAGGATGTCCGGCACTTCCTCCGGTGCAACAAACGGTAATTTTTTCAGGATGGTTTCTTCGTCCAGATAATTAGACGCCTCAAGAATCATGTCTGTTCGTTCTTTCTCGTTACTGATTCTGTTCCGCTTAAATTGTGGTTCGTCATCAATCCCTGCAAGCTCCAGAATCTTCTCGATCGCATCGCCCACGAAGTACTCAAAATCGTCCGCGTTATCGTCTAATGGTTGGTACGCAGCGTCGATATGGTCGTTTGTTGCTCCGGCGGCTATGGCGTGTACATCCAACGCACCGAAGTCCTCATAAATTTCTGACCGCATCTGCGTGAGAAACTCTTTTCTAGCGGTATATGGCGGCTCTTGTGTGTATGCCTGTACCTGCCCCTCCTCGGCCTTTGCGATATGCTGAAACTTGAGCCGATCTCTAAACTCTGCCAGCTCGTCGTCTGTCATGCCATCGGCGTTAGAGATGAGCCAATACATCTGTGCGCAGTCGTCTAAATCATTGGCAAAACCACTTTGCACTGCGTCGTAAGCATCAATCTTCGACTGCATCCCCCTCAGGGTGCTTATGTGTCGCTTGTTGCCAAACATCGGTACAATGGGGAGGCTGCTATAGTTTTCTTCCCCGATGATTTCGGGTTCCAGATTGTTTGCAGTCTCGATTCTCTGTCTGTATGCCCGTTTGGGAGCGGTCTCTTTTAATTCTCCAAATTTACTTTCTGCGCTGTAGGTTGTATAGCCATCTATTTCGTACAGCACAACCTTAAACGGCTTCTGTTCGTCCAGCTGCCAGAATCTTATGCCCGCCATCAACGCCCCTGTGTCCTCGTCCCACATCGGGGCGAACTGCGTAAAGGGAAATTCGTGCACGTGGTCTACATTCCAGAACAAGAAGGACTGACCATGGATTAATGCATTGTATGCCGCCTCTTTGATTCTTCTGTCAAACTGTTTGCCCAGTTTATCCTTGACACTCATGTCATTAAAAAAGACACCGTTTCCCAGACTGTATGAGCAGCGCTGTGTATTTAATTTGTGAAAGAAATTGGAACATATCTGTGCGTTAGATGAGAAATTATCCACCTTTTTTTGACCTAATAGAGTGTAATAAACACGCTGGAACTGCAAGATGGTCTCATTTTCCTGTGCATCGTACTTATCCGCCTTTAGTGCCTCTTTGTATGCTCCTGTACTCTCGTGGAATTTTATAAACTGATTTATAAATTGCCCTTTGTCTTTTGCGGCAACAAAATCTTGATATGATAGATACATTGTTATCACCCTAAAATTGATTTGTATTGTCTTGTTCGGCTGCGCTTGACGAGTTTTAATGTTTTTACAAGATACCTGATAGCATCCATTGCGTGGTCTGACTGTTTTATAACTGCGTCCCTGCCTTTGTCAGCCGCTGTTGGGTCCCATGCATAGATGCCAAATTCCTCGATTGTGTGCGTGCAAGACGGGTCAAACGATAATTTGTCTTGTGTCAACATTGTTTCAACGTCTGCTATCCCATCGTTAACAGTGTTATCTGCCTTTTTGACCTTATGCCCTCTGCTGCGCAACTCTACGATGAGAGCGGCGGCGGATGGGTCAGCAATCACCAAATCATCTTTCTGCCCGTTTAGCGTGTCCTCTAGTCCTTTTACTAGCTCGCTGACCGGTTTCATTCGGTTGTTTTCTCTACCTGAGTAGTAGTACTCTTTTATGCAGTGCCAGTTGCCAGTATCTACTCGTTTCTGCCAGACTAGGAAGACGGTAGCGTTCTGCATACCAAAGTCGGAGCTAACAATTATCTCTCCGCTAGTCTTTGCTTTACAGACATGTCTTTCCTCAGAAAACATATCGTACACAAGCCCTTCGGCTACTGCCCAGTTGCCTAGTATGTATCGTTGATACCTGTGTGTCCCTGAGTACTCTTTTATCAGTTCGTCTACTACCGCCGGAGGCAGGCAGCCATCATGTATGTTGTACGCCTGCTGGAATATATCTGCATCGGAATCCAGAAAGCCCTTAAACCAGTGCTTTGGTCCCGCCGGGTTGCACGTCCCATCGAAATGACTGTGTGACGTTCTGAGACGAGATTTCAACATCTCGAAAACTTCTTGGTTCCAGGTCGTCACCTCATCGCCGTAAGCATACTCAATCGTCGCTCCCTGTATTCTTGCAACGTGCTTCTTATTGTCGGCACCTAATGCATATACTTTTTTGCCAAATAGCTGTACTGTATTGTCACTGCGTATTTCGCCAACTAACTCTTCGCCCCATATCTCTCGCATAGGGTCAAGTATGTTACGTTGCAGTGTGCCTCTGGTGTTTCCCAGCATCACAGCCAGCCCTAATCCTTTTAGGTGTGTCAGACGTTGAGGAATTACGACTGCGTAGTCAACAAAAGATTTCCCGGAGCCTGTCGCCCCGGTCTTTACGTTCCAACGATGGTTGCAACCTTGCAGGTATTCTGCCTGCTTGCTAGTCAATGACACTATTGACACCCCCAAGAATCTCAATAGCTTTCGCCAGTGCTTTGTCGCTTGCACTCTCTGACTGCGGCTTATCACGCCATTGTTCTGGTTTTCTGTTCTTTAGCCAAAATATCTGCGCTGTTGTATCTGGCGCAACGTGCTTTTTTGTTACTTTTCGCTCCGTCATTACTCCGCCTTCGTACTTTTCGCTCGTCTCCTCGTAGCTGTACCCTAGTGCCCGTTGTAACAGACTTTTTTCCACCTGTCTGTCTACAACATCTTTCCCCTTTTTTAAGGTATCGGCTAAAATTGGAAATTTTTTCTTCCATGTATACAAGGTATCTGGGTTGATGCCGATGTTTGCCGCAATCTCTTTATCTGTACACCCATCTCGTGCCCATCCCTCTAGCTTAAGTAACCCTTCTTGGGTCAGCCACTCCTGGTATTTACTTATCCCATTTTGGGGTCACCTCCTAAATACAACCATAACCCCGTAATGAATTGTTTACGGGGTTATATGAAAGGAAAGAAAATATGAAAAAAATCGTTTACACCAGTTGCATAGCACAACTAGATACAAGTATAAGGAATTGCACCTTAACAGCCGCCGGGGTAAGACTAATAAGCGGCTGGTCTCTAAACACTTGTAGATCCGCAACCTGTATGGAACGTAAGGCACCGTGGGATAGGTGTCTTGCGTACTCTCTTTTACGCGGGTGAGAGTTTACACTTTTACCACAAAAAGATAGAGGAGGTTATGTCTCACAAAAAGTTACCAGTACTCGTCCGTACAAATGTATTGTACGACATCTTTTAAGCCGTGTTAGACAAACATAAAAAAGAGAGGGAGATAATTTTCCCCCTCTAATATCCCGCATATTTCCCAGCTAAATTGGCGAAAGCACTGAGCCATCTTCGGATAGTCATTTCTGCATATCCGAGCTTATCCGCCGCCCCTGCTATCGTGTATCTATCCTCAAAATATACCAGCTGTACGGCTTTCATCCTGTCCTCGCCGTTGTCCATTCCCTCCGTCTGCTTTATCGCCTTGTTAATAGCGTACATCCATAGAGCTGACTGAGCTGTATTTTCTGCGATCAGTTTGTCTGGGTATTTTTTTACCTGCTTTACTGCGTGCCCGTACCAGTCGTGTTTTGGATTGCTCATCGTTCTATCTCCCCGTTTCTTCCAACTTTTTTAAACCTCACTCTTTGTAGCGTGTCAGGGTACTTTGTTATATTGACTCCCGAAAAAAATTGTTTTAAATCTCTACTCCATGTAAGCTGGGAAGGTGTAAAGTCTTTGTATATCACTTCTATTTCAAGAGACTCGGAATTTACTACAACGTCCGTTACGATATATAATCCTCCTTTGAAGTGTCTGTATATACAACCAGTCATTTCTTCTTTCAAATATTGAGCGTCCTTCTGGATTTCCATTATGTCGGTAGAGCGCCCTGTATCATATACAGCAGTTAACATCTTATGCCTCCTCCAATTTTCCAAAAATTTTTTCGTAAGCTCCTACATCATACTTTAGTAAAAATTGTTGCACCTCGTTTTCTTCTAGTACCCTGCCTTCTTCGTCTCCATCCATCCATTTCGCCACGCCCAACCATCTGCCTTTTTTACTTCTGTATATTTCGGCGTTTACCGAGATTCTAAAAGGTCTTCCAACTTCCATTTCGACCTTGTCGGAAACCAATTCCATCCTGTCTGTGTCATATTTTAATTTGTTTTCTGCGTCTACAAATATCATTTTTCTCCCCTCCTAAATATGCTCATGCGCCGTTTTGTCTTTGCAATGTTCGTGATTTCGTGTATCTATCCTACCGCCTCACTTATTAAGTGTGTAAAATACAAATCCTGTATAAATTATCGCTACTATGATTACTATTGCTTCTGTTATGCTCATTTCTTACCCTGTTCCCCCTTAATAATTTCTTCCGCAATAAGAGAGTCCTCAATGAGTTCTCCTGCATCTTCAAATTCACTCGCGCACTGAGCGCACAGCCAAGCATTTTGCGGTGCATTATCTAATGCTTTTTGTATAGCTTTTCTTTGCGAGGACGCTTCAACCTCACAAAGAAATTTTGAGAACACATAGTTCCCATATACTTTATATTTCATTTTTACCACCTTCTTCACTTTACAAATAAATTTGTTGTTTCCTCCCGTTTAAAAATATGTGATTGTATCCGCGGCGTTGTTTGCCATCAACTCGACTCGTTTTAAATATCTTAACTGTTGCTGTATGTATGGGTCTGAATCTTTGCCTCCCATTGACCTCCAGTCAGATATTCGCTTATCTACATCCTGTAATACTTTAATCGGGATTATATCAAGATTAATATCTTCAAGGCTAATCTGCTCCGTCTTTTTACTCCTCCTAAATATGCTCATGTGGTTCGACCGGTTCCCAGTGTTTTTCAGCTTCCTGCTCAACCAATCGGTTATACTGTTCCACAAATTCGTCCTCGCTTATTTCACCATGCATGAATTTTTCTGATATGCTCACGTAGGTGTTTATTGGTATCCTTTTCAGCCGGTTACACCGCTTCGCAAACTCCTCATCACTTATTTTATCTTTTATGTATTGTTGTGATAAACCCATATATGTATCCGGTTCGATTGTGTTATTGTTCATCTACGCCTCCAATTACTCG